GTGTTGCCTGCCATCGCTTCCGTGCTCACAATCGTCTGGACCGCCAACCGCATCTACGAGACGCCCACGGTTCAGGCGCTCCTTTATCGAAAGGAACGGCCATGAACGCTCCAGACACTGCGCCACCGCCACGCTTGGCGGTCAAGAAAGGCACGTTGGCCGCCGTCGTAGGGCTGGTGACGGCCTCGCTCCTGCTCACCCAAACGCCAAAGGAGGAGAGCGGCCGCACCGTGAACGTGACGATGGCACCCGACGGCACCGCGACCGTGCGGCACGTCTCGGGAAAGCAATATCTTCACGCCTATCTCGACATCGTTGGCGTCGCCACGATCTGCGATGGCCTGACCTCGATCGACGGCCGGCGCGTGACGGCAAAGGACAAGCTCACCGAGAACCGATGCGCGGTGCTGCTCGAAAAGGAGTTGGCCACCCACGCCCAGGGCGTCATGCAGTGCACGCCCGGCCTCGCTCTCACCGTGCCGCGCCGCGACTATGTGCGCTTTGCGGCCGTATCGCTTGCCTACAACGTTGGGGTGGCGAACTGGTGCGGGTCCACCGCACGGCGGCTGATCAATGCCGGCGACGTGCGGGGATCGTGCAATGCCCTGCTCGCCTGGAACAAAGGCCGCATCGCAGGAAAGCTCGTTGTCATTCCCGGCCTGGCGGCACGGCGCGGGCGCGAGCAGGCGCTTTGCCTCAAGGATGCGGCATGATGAAGCGGCTTTTCGCCGAACTGCACACCCTGCAGTGCTATTGGAGCGTGCGCCTGTGTGCCATCGTCGCTCTGTTCGTGGGATGGATTGTCGATAACCCGTCCGTTGTGCCTCAGATCGTCAATAGCCTGCCACAGAACTGGCGCCCGATCGCATCGATCTTGGCCGGCTTCATCACCTTTTGCCTTCCCGTGTTTCTGCGTTGGCTTCCCCAGTCAGGGCTGGCCAGCAACAGGACCGATGGAGGCGACAAATGATCGCCTGGCTTCTCGACAAATCCATCGGCGCCTGGGCCGCGATACGCCTTCACCCAGGCGCCTCGCTCGCCGCTTTCGCCCTCCTGATCTGCGCCATTCTGCTTGGCTGGCTGCTGGTCGACCGCGCCAACCTGCAGGCTGACCTGGGCACAACGCGCGCTGATCTGGCCAAGGTAAAAGACGCCCAGCCCGCCGCGCGGGCCGCCCAGGCCGCCCAGGCCGCCCAGGCCGCCGCCAACCATCAACAGGTCCTCATTTCGGCCACCCTCGCAGGAATTTCCAATGCCGAAGCGCAAACCTATTACGAGCGCGGCCGCGCTGCTGGCGCTGCCTATGCTGCTGCTAACGGCGTGCCAGCATCCTGCCCTCCGGGTCAGCCCGGACACCCCGATCTGCCCGGAGCCGATCGTCCTGCCTCACTCGATGACCGATCCGGTGACGCTGCCGAAATGGTTGCCTTATCCCGAACCGACTACGACACCCTCACCGGTAACAGCACTCGCCTCGCCAAAGTGCGCCAAGATGTCCAAACCCTGATCGATGCAAGGGTGGCTGTCGCCATGCCGGATGCCCCGGCGCCGTGACCGACGACGAAGACATCCCGGCCGATCTCTCCACCCTTATACGCCTGGGCACCATCGTATCGGTCACACTCGATCCGCCCCGCTGCGTTGTGCGCTATGGCGATCCGGACACGGACGAAGACTGCGAAACTCCACCCATCCGCTGGGTCGCTGGCCGCGCAGGCAAGACGCGCAATTGGTCCCCGGCTAGCGAAGACGAAGAGGTAGTGCTCCTCTGTCCCGATGGCCAGATCGGCAACGCCATCGCCATCCTCGGCCTCAATAATGACGGTGCCCCACCGCCGGGCAACACGCTGGCGGAGGTCGTTGAATACCAGGACGGCGCCCGGATTGGCTATGATCCCGTGGGCCACGCGCTCACCGCCATCCTCCCGGCCGGCGCCACCGCCGCGATCGATGCGCCGGGCGGCCTCACGATTCGCGGCGACGTGACGATCGAGGGCAAGCTCACTGCCAGCGATGACGTGATCGGCGGCGGCAAGAGCCTCAAGACCCATACCCACCCGGGCAATGGCCAGCCCCCCACCTGATCGGCAACGGTAAAGCGCGCCCTTACCCGCCCCCCGCCTCGCCTGCGCGCGTGGCGGTGGGCATGGCGTTGGGCATGAACGGCATGGACGCCACCACGGGAAAGCCCCTTTCAGGCGTTGCGCACCTGGCGCAGCGCATCGGGCAAATCCTGTCCACGCCCGTCGGCACGCGCCTCATCTACCGTGATTTCGGCTCGCTCTGGCAAGAGCTGATCGACCAGCCCACCAACGCTGCCACCGCGCACTTGCTGCGCGCCGCCACGGCGCTGGCCATCCAGACGTGGGAGACGGAATTGATCGTCACCAAGGTCACGCTGTCCGGTGCCCCGGCCGAGGGCAACCTCGCTGCCAATATCACCGGCAAAACCGCCCAGGCCCTCGGCAACAGCCTGGTCACCCTCACCATCCCGCTCCCCGCGCCCACCCGCTGAAGGATCCTGGCCATGGCCCACGGCATCACCCTTATCGAATCCACCACCGGCACCCGCACGATCAGCACGAAGTCGAGCGCCATCATCGGCCTGATCGGCACGTCCACCGCTGTGGCGCCCGAGAACCAGGGCGCGATCGACGCAGCATTTCCGCTCAACACGCCGGTGCTGTTCACCTCGGCCGCCGTCGCCGCCGGCAAGGCTGGCAGCGCCGGCACGCTAAAGGCCGCGCTCGAGGCGATCGATGATGTGGTTACCCCCACCATCGTGATCGTGCGCGTGGGCGTGGGCGTGGATGAAGAGGCGCAGGATGCCGCCGTGATCGGCGCGACGGACGGCGCCAGCTACACCGGCATACAGGCCTTGCTCAAGGCCGAGGCCCTCACCGGCTATCGCCCGCGCATCATTGGCGCCCCTGGCCTCGATACCCAGGCGGTGACCACCAAGCTCGCCATCCTGGCCAAAAAACTGCGCGGTATGGCCTATGCCCGCGCCATCGGCGACACCAATGCCGAGGCGCGCACCTATCGCGAAGAATTTGGTGCGCGCGAACTGATGCTGATCTGGCCCAACAGCTCCGCCACCGTCACGGGCGATGCCATCGCCCGAGCCTTGGGCATGCGCGCCTATCTCGATGAAACGGTGGGCTGGCACAAGACGATCAGCAACGTCACTGTGCCCGGCATCTCCGCGATCACGCACGATGTGCATTACGATCTGCTTGACAACGACACCGATGCCGGCCTGCTCAACGATGCCGATATCACCACGATCATTCGCACGTCGGCCGGCTACCGCTTCTGGGGCAACCGCACCTGTGCGGGCGACGATCAGAGCCAGTATGTCTTCGAAAGCGCGGTGCGCACGCTCTACGCGCTGCAGGATGCGATCGCTGCCGCGTTCAGCCCGTTCTTTGATCAGCCCATGACCGTTGGCCTGATCAAGGACCAGCTCGAAACCGTCAACGCGCAGTTCCGCAAGCTGGTTCGCGACGGCAAGGTGATCGGCGCGCAGGCATTTTTCGATGCCGATGCCAACACCTCGGCCGAGCTGGCCGCCGGCCGCCCCAAATTCCGCATCCAGTTCACCCCCTGCGCCCCGATGGAAAACCCGCAGGTCAACCTGGTGATTACGGACATCTACTACACCGGCTTCGCGGCAAGCGTGACCGGCTGATCCCCCTCTCCACTCGCGTCACGCTGAAAGGATCCGGCCATGGGCCTCCCCCGCAAACTGAAGAACATCAACGCCTATGGCGCCAATACCAGTTATCTGGGCACGATCGGTGAGTACGAAGAGCCCAAGATCGCCGCGATCAACGACGACTGGCGTGCTGGCGGCATGCCTGGGTCGGTCAAGGTCGACAAGGGCGTTGAGGCGATGGAAGCCACCATGACTATGGGCGGCCACACGGCCGAACTGGTCCGCACGTTTGGAATCACCGATGTCGCTGGTGTGCTCTTGCGCCTGGTAGGCGCCTACCAGGCTGACGACGGCAGTGCCGCCCAGGCGGTCGAAATCTATCTGGGCGGCAGGTT